AAAGCATTTAAAAGAATTGGTAATATTCCTGTAGAATTTCAAGAACTAACTAAAGGCGATCTAGCATTAATCCAAAATCTAAAGCAACAATACTTTACACAATTCAAAGATGTATCAAATACATTTACTAGAAAATTAGCAGATAAAGTTTATCAAAATACATTAATTGGAAGTGAGTTTGCTGTACTTGAAAAAGAACTTAGACAAACAATCAATGGTATTTATGCTAGTTCAGATGACCCAGAAGTACAAAGATTAATTAATTACATTAAAGAAAATGAAACCTCTGATAATCCTACTATACAAGCTAAAGTTGATAAATCAGTTCAAACATTACAATCTAAATTTGCAACAGATCGTGCTGGAGAGAATATGAAACGATATGCTGGTCAAATATTAAATGACTCATTAAGAGATTTTGACGCAACATTAAACTTTAATAAATCACAAGAAGCTGGTTTAACTTATGTTAAATATTTTGGAGATGTAATACCTACAACAAGAGAGATTTGCAGAAATGTAATAAATGGAGTATATGATAAACGTAGTGGTGGACTTTTTACTGTTGATGAAGTTCGACAATTATGGGCAAGTCGAAGTTGGTCAGGTAAAAAATCAGGCGACCCTCTTATAGTTCGTGGGGGTTATAATTGCCGACACCAATGGTCTTATGTCAATCCTGATTGGTATGACGAAGATGGAGAACTAATAATATAAATAACAAGGAGTCTACATGACGCAAGAAACAGAGGCAGTTCAGCCGAATAATGAACAAGCAGAATCTACAACTGCTGAAATTAACGAAACAGTAGAAACAAAAACAGCACAAGAAATTAAAGAAATGAAATTTACTCAAGAGCAACTTGATAAAGTTATTTCATCTAGACTTGAAGCTGAAAGAAGAAAATACGAAAAGAAACTGCAAGAAGAAGAAAAACAACGTGCAGAAATAATTAAGCAAAAACAATTAGAAGAAGCTAAGACAAAGCAAGATTTAGAAAAGATCATGCAAGAAAGATTGAAAGAAAAAGAAGAAGAACTTTCAAGATATAAGAATCAAATCAAAAAAGAAAAAGTTGATAATTCAATACTTTCTGTTGCATCAAGCAACAATGCTATTAGCCCAGCACAAGTGGTTGCTTTATTAAAAGATGAAGTAAAATACACAGATGATGGTCGTATAGAAGTAGTTGATAATAATTCTAATGTACGATATAACGCAAAAGGAGAACTCTTAACAATAGAAGATCGTGTTAAGGAATTCTTAGATAGCAACCCACACTTCCGAAAAGGGTCTTTGTCTGGTTCAGGTAGCCAGAGTGCTGTCGGTGGTAAAACTGTTAAACCCTTTAATCTACAGGACTTGGACTTAACAAAACCAGAAGATCGTAAAGCCTATGCAGAATATAGGAAGAAACGAGACTCGGGTGCTGTTGAGATTAATTTAACAAAATAATTAAAGGACTAATAAAATGGCAAACGAAAGCACAAGTTCTACACTATCGGAACTATACACAGAGATAGTAGCAGAGGCTCAATTTGTAGCATCTGAAAAATCCATCATGAGAAACTTAGTTAAAAACTATGCTATTACTGGTGGTGGTAAAGCAGTTGAAGTTCCTGTTTATGCTCAAGTATCAGCATCAGCAGTTTCAGAAGCAACTGACTTATCAAACACAGCGATTGACCCAACTTCAGTAACTATTACTGCATCTGAAGTAGGTGTTATGACAACTCTAACTGATTTAGCAAGAAATTCAGCACCAAGAAATGTTGCTGGAGACATTGGTAGATTATTTGGGGAAGCATTAGCTAGAAAACAAGACGCAGATTTAACTGCATTGTTTGATGGCTTCTCAACTGCATTAGGAGATGGCACTTCAGCTATTAATACTGCTGTTATCTTCAACGCATTATCAACTTTAAGAGCAAATGCTCTAGATGCTGATATGTGTGCAGTTGTGTTACACCCTAAAATCGCTTTTGATTTAAAAGCTAACATGACAAACACTTTTGCTAACGCAAATGCAAACGATTTATCTAACGAAGCATTAAGATCAGGTTTCGTAGGTAGATTAGCTGGTATGAACGTATTTGAAACTTCAAATATTGCTAATACTGGTACTGCTGGAGATTACAAAGGTGGTGCGTTCCATAAAGACGCATTAGCTATTGCTATGATGCAAGATGTTAAAATCGAAACTCAAAGAGATGCGTCTCTAAGAGCAGACGAGATTGTAGCTACTTCTGTATATGGAGTTGGAGAAATCCACGACACTTATGGTGTAGAATTACACTACGATTCATCAATTCAATAATAATTGAATACTTTGTGAGGGCTAGAAATAGCCCTCGCAACTAAATAAGGAGATTACATGATAAAAATTATAGAGAACAAAGAAACAATCAAATTACAACGTGGAAACAAGATTATTGAGAGATCAGTAAAAGATTATAAAACTAATAAAGCAGTTTATGATTTTAGAGGTTTTAAACCTATTCAAGATGTTGTAAAAGAAGTTAAAGAAGAAAAGGTTGTAGAAATAAAACCTAAAGCAAAACGAACAAGGAAGAAAAAAGATGAACAAGTGGATTTGGCTCAAGACTAAGAAAAAAGTTAAATGGATTTGGGTAAAAGCTAAAACTAACCCTATGTATTCGATTCCTTTAGCTTGTTTAATAGTTTATTTAATTTGGAAGTAAGTTATGGCTAATTATACTGGTGCTGATGTTATTACTGCAAGTGATGTAACTAAATATCAACCTGACGCATTTGGATTTGGTATTTTATCAACTGACACAGAAGCAGTTAATTTCTTTGCACAAACAACTAACGATCTTTTTAGACAATTAAGAATTGAGTGGTGGCCAGTTTATAAGCAGAATGTATTTACTGATATTACAGTTTTAAATACAGCAGAGATGGTTAATACTAAAGTTAATCTAGATCAATTTGAACGTGCTGGAGTTTATCTATTTCTTGGAAGATTCTTACTTCCAGCTTTAACTAAATTTAGACCAGAAACAGAAAAAGATAGATTCGAAAGAATGGCAGAATATTACATGAGCCAATATAATATTGAATGGAGAATGATATTAGAAGATGGTGTTGAATACGATACAGATGCTAACCAAACTATATCTGTTAATGAGAGAGAACCTTTACATGGATTTAGAAGATTGGTCAGATAATGGCTGTAGCTCTAAATATTAAAAGTAATTCAAAAGAATTAAATCAAAAATTTAAAAATTTTAGATCAATACTTCCTAGAGTAATTGAAACTGGTATAAAACAAGCTGGATTTCAATTAGTTAGTATAATTAGAACTAAAACATTAAAAGGAATTGATTTTAGAGGAAAACCATTTGCACCATATTCAGAGGGTTATTTAAAACATTTACAAAAAATAGGTTATCCAACAAAAGTTGATTTATTTTATTCTGGTAAAATGTTAGGTGCATTAACACCTGATATGGTAAAAAAAACAGGAAAATATAAAGTTACTTTAGCATTTTCAAGAGCAGAAGAAAGAGATAAAGCATTATGGAATCAAGTTCTTGGAAAACCCAAAAGAGAATTTTTTAACTTTAATAATAAAACAAAAGATATTATACAGAAATCATTTAACAGATTTGTAGAAAAAGAATTAAGAAAGTTTAAAATATGAGTGTAAGAGAAAATATAGCATCTAATTTATTAACAACTATTTCTGGTATATCTAGCCCAGCAATTAAAAAAGCTACTAGACAACCTTTTATTTTAGATGAATTATCTGAACAACAATATCCAGCAGTAATAATTCAAACTTCAGAAGAAGTTAGAGATGATGCTGAATTAGGTTCTGGTGCAAGAACAAGACATGGTACGATTGATTTTGTAATTTTAGGATTTGTAAAAGGTGCAGAAGCTAATATTGATACTAAAAGAAATGAACTTATAACAGCTATTGAAACTGAAATAGAATCTGATATTACACGAAATGGTAATGCACTTGATACACAAGTTATTTCTGTAGAAACTGACGAGGGTAGTTTATTTCCTGTTGGTGGTATAAGAATGACAATCAGATGTATGTACGAATATCAATCAGGAACACCATAAGGAGTAAGCTATGAAGATAGAAAAAACATTAGATAAAATAACTAAAAAAATAGATCAAATAGAAAAGATGCACGATAAAGAGTCTATGCTTTGTGAAGAAGTAAAAGATTTAATCGAGGAAATCAGAGAAAATTCTTTAGAAGATGAAGATGGGTCTTGGGAAGAAGAAGATGCTGATGATTTAGAGGAAGACTTTGAGGAAGACGAAGAAGAAGATATTGACGAAGAAGACGATAAATAG